AGGCGAAGGCGTGGCTTGAGGGTATGGATGTTAAGCTGCCGCGTGACGACGCGTTATATGCTGAGCTGGCAGCGCCGCGATATCACTTCACGTCGAGCGGCAAGATGCAGGTCGAGAGCAAGGACAGCATGAAGAAGCGGCGCGTTGCCTCGCCAGATCGCGCCGACGCCGTGTGCCTGTCATTGGCGACAGACCACACGGCGATGCATTTCGGCTCCAAGGTTGGCGGGTGGGGCGCGCCCCTTCGCAGGGGCATACGCGGGGTCGTTTAGGGGCGGGTTTGCATTTTCTCTGAAAAAAGTTTACCTTGGTCTTGCTCAGAGTGGTTTCATGTCCACGTCTGTACCTCATCGCGGGTTTTCCTCCCTGTACCCGCACAACTTGACCCCGTTGCGCCCCTCCCAGCGCGCGGGGTTTCTTTTTGGCGTTTTAATGTTATTATATCGCAAGATATTATGGAGATTGTGATGCCAAATGTAGGTGGTAAAAAGTTCCCGTACACAGCCGCAGGCAAAAAGGCTGCAGCCGCTGCGATGAAAAAGAAGAAGCAGTATGGCACAACGACGAAGCGGAAGATGCCCGCACGCAAGAAGTAATGTGGACGGCGCTGCTCCTGCTTTGCAATGTTGAGGCGGGTTGCTTTTCGTTTGGCAGCCCCGTGATGCAGAGCGAGAGCCAGTGCATACAATCCATACCGAGCGGGCTGGAATACGCGCGGCAGATGTTTCCGGCGTACCGCGCGATGGATTATCAGTGCGTCCAGTGGGGCGAAGGAGCGTAGATGGCTAAGACGGGTTTATATGCGAACATCCACGCGAAGCGTAAGCGCATCGCGGCGGGTTCAAAGGAAAAGATGCGCAAAGCTGGCAGCAAGGGCGCGCCTACCGCTAAAGCGTTTAAGAAGGCCGCGAAGACCGCGAAGAAGCCTGCGAAGAAAAAGTAATGGCGACGAAACGCAAATCAGGCCCAAGTCTTTCTGTTGGGCGCGGCGAGAAGCTTTCGGTGAAGCGTGGCGGCGGTTTAACCGCCAAGGGGCGCGCGAAGTACAACAAGGCGACCGGCAGCAAGTTAAAAGCCCCCGCGCCGAGCCCCAAAACGAAATCAGAGAAAGCGCGTAAAAAGTCGTTCTGCGCCCGCTCACGCGGCTGGACGGGTGAACGCGGCAAGGCAGCACGCAGAAGGTGGAAGTGTTAAGATGAATACGATGGAGCTTAGAACGCAATACGCAGAGCTAACTGGCGACGATAAAAACGCTTTCGCCATGCGCGAAGACGGGCCAGAGGGGTTTATGTATTCCGATGCCACGATTGCGCGCGCTCTTGACGAGTTTTCACGCCTTTACGGCGATCCATACACCTCTGACGCAAATCAGGCGGTGGCAACGCAATTATTCGAGGGAATGGGCCCGCGTGTTGGCGCATCCTTGTCGAAGTCGGCGTCTAGGATGCCCACGCCGCAAAAATCCGCCATGCGGTCGCGTGGCTTGTTTGACGATGCCATGGAGCTGGCGAAGCAGGAAGACTACGGCCAATCCGCTAAGTTTGGTGCGCGCGCTCTTGGAGAGGCATTGCTTGGCGATCAGCGCAGCCGAGTGGGCGGCATGACCGGCGTGATGTCTGGCCTGCTTGATTACTTTAGGAACCGCTGATGGCCACCGCCGCAGAATTAAGACGCCTACGCGAAGAGCAGAGCATATTTGCGCCTCTGTATGAAGCGGCACGCCAGCAGCAGAGCGAGCTGGCTGCGGAAGGCCGTCGCCCCGTGTTTGGCGGGCTGCTATCGAAAGAGCCGACGTATGGCACCGACACGCTGCGATATGAAGGCATTGGCAACATGCTTGCGGGGCTGCTTTCGCCCGCTGCCAAAGCCGTTGACGCGCCGATCTCCGCATATCGCGGCACGATCCCGCAGGAAGACATGATAAGCGAAGCGCTTGGCGTTGGGGGTTTGGCCATGGCGGGCGGCGGCGCTGTCGGCATTCCGCGTGGCGCTGTGGGCGCGAATGCGTTGCGTGGTGATAAGTTTTTTGCGCAAGATGAAATTGACATTTATACGCGCCAAGCTCGGAACCCTAAGAGCCGTGAAACCTTGACCTACATGTCACCTCAAGATTTTTTGGCGCTGGCTAAAAAAACCACTGCTGGCGAAAAAACAGAAAAAACACGCAAATTACTGCGAGAGGGTACGCAGTTTGAAAGCATCCCGTTTTTAAGCGTTCAAAATCAAGGTGGAGGCAACGCTAAGGTTGTTGGCCATGAGGGCCGTAACCGCATGATGGCTTTAGCTGAGGCTGGCGTTGAGAGCGTTCCAGTTCGTTTAAATATGACAGGAGGCGGCGGCGGCCCATCTATCCGCTGGGGTGAAGCCTTAGACCCGAATAGCTTTGATTATGTAGACCCAAAAGATATTCCGGTCAGAGTAATTAACGAAGATGAAAACATGGTTTACTCAATGCCTGACAGCGTTGTGTCTCCAATTACTCAAGCTGCTTCGCCATCAAGCGATCTTTTGCCTTTGGGCGGCTATCGAAAGCCAGAAAGAAAGTTAAGCAAAGAAGAGCAGGATATAGAAGACCAGATCAGCGAATCAATTCTTTTTGATATTCTGCGCGATTACGACACCACCGCCGCCAATGCCTCTAAGTCTACTGGCTTACTGACGACGGCTGCGTCTGAAGCGCAGGACATGGCCAAGCGCATTCTGGATCTGCGCGCACAGGGCCGCGCGTCTGAAGTGACCGACGAGATGATGGCGCAAGCAGATCCGCAGTATATGTTTGCCAATACGCCGCTGCCGATGGATGAAGCATCGCGGATGGCGCGGGCCGAGGCCGCTGGGTTTGACGTCAGCAATCCCGTCTTTCATGGGGGCGCAAGCGGCATAAAAACTATGGACGCAGATGTGTCAGAAGGCAAAGACTTTGATACGGGCGTTTGGACAACGAGCGACAGATATAACGCAAATAGGTATGCGGGAAGTAGGACGGAAGGCGCTCCTAAAATAAACGATCAGCAAAACTGGTCTATTTATGACGACAGAGGATCTGTATATCCCCTTTTAGCGAAAACGTCTGGATATGGTGAAACTAACTTTAGAGGCAGAAATTGGGGAGACGCCCCAGAAGGCGCTATCATTAGAGGCGGCGGCCAACCATCTCAGCGTATTTCAGAAGTGCGAGAAGATTGGCGCGCATGGCCGTATACATCTGAAGCCGTTAGAGCCGCAAGAGACACAGGTAGAAGCGGTTTGGTGATTAAGGATGTCGTAGATATAGGGCCAAACTTCCCGCACAAAGACCACATTGGCCTTGGCAGCGAAATTTCGGATGATGTTGTCGCGATTGACCCGTCTACACTCCGCTCACGCTTCGCCCGCTTTGACCCTGAGTTCGCCCACCTGAGCAACCTGTCTGCCGCCAACGTATCTCCTATTGGTGGCCTTTTGGCGCAATCTGGCGCAAACCAGCAGTCTGGGCCTGTCGCGCCAAATCTGATAGACGAATACCTTAAATCCCTGCAAGCCCGCCGATAAAGGACACCGAAATGGAAAATGAGATCAACGACCTAGTCAACGAGTTGGAGCAGGAAATCGACCCCAACGTGATGAGCGACGACGAGCTGCAGGGCATTGTCGGCAAGGAGATCGACGACGCGATTGACTACATCGACAACAACATCTCGCCGATCCGCGCGCAGGCAACCGAGTATTATCGGGGCGAGCCGTTTGGCGATGAAGAGGACGGGCGCAGCCAAGTGGTCAGCATGGACGTACGCGATACCGTACAAGCCATCCTGCCGTCCTTGATGCGGATCTTCCATAGCACCGATAACACCGTCGAATACGCGCCGCAGGGGCCGGAGGATATCGCTGCGGCGGAGCAGGCGACCGACTACGCGAATTTCATCATCAACCGCGATAACAACGGCTTCTTGGCCATGCACTCCGCGTTCAAGGACGCGCTGATCCGCAAGGTTGGCATTCTCAAGTGTTGGTGGGATGACCAGACCACGATTGACGCCTACAATTACACCGGCCTCGACGACAACGCGCTTGCGGCGCTTGCCGCTGACCCCGACGCCATGATCACCGTGCAGGCGTCTATGCCTGTCGGAGAGCCTGCGCTGAACCCCATGACGGGTGAGATGTTGCCGCCTCCGATGATGCACGACGTGCGCGTGGAATATACGCGCCCCGACGGACGCGTTAAGCTGGAGGCTGTGCCGCCCGAGGAGCTGCTAATCTCCCGCGAGGCCAAATCTATCGCAGAAGCAGATTACGTCGCCCACAGGCGCATTGTGACCGTCTCAGAGCTGGTTGCGATGGGATATGACTACGACGAGGTCGCCGGCATGTCATCCGCGTATGACGACATGAACACCAACGTCGAGCGGTACACGCGCAACCCTGCGCTGACCAACGAGATGAACGAGCGCAACGATCCGGCGATGCGTAAGGTGCTGTACGTCGAAAACTATATCCGCGTTGATTATGACGGCGACGGCATCGCGGAGCTGCGCAAAATCTGCACGGCGGGCGACGGCAACAAGATACTGAACAACGAGCCAATTGACATGGCCCCCTTCGCCACGTTCTGCCCAGATCCAGAGCCGCACGATTTCTTCGGTATTAGTGTGGCGGACACCGTCATGGACATCCAGCGGATCAAGTCTGTCATCATGCGTAACACGCTGGATAGCTTGGCCATGTCCATACACCCCCGCGTGGCTGTCACAGAGGGCATGGTTAACTTAGATGACGTTATGAACACAGAGGTCGGCAGCATCATCCGCCAGCGCCAGGCCGGTCAGGTGCAGCCTCTGTCGATGCCGTTTGTTGGCCGTGAGGCGTTCCCCGTCCTGCAATACATGGATCAGGTCAAAGAGGCCCGCACAGGCATCTCAAAGGCGTCTCAGGGGCTAGACGCCAACGTGTTGCAGTCTACCACTGCCAGCGCCGTTGCAGCGACTGTGAGCGCCGCCCAGCAGCACATCGAGCTGATCGCGCGCGTCTTTGCAGAGACCGGCATGAAAGACTTGTTCAAGATCGTGCTGCACCTGATCACGACGCATCAGGACGCGCCTCGCATGGTTCGCCTGCGCAATGAGTTCGTGCCGATTGACC